TCGATGGGGATATCCAAAGCGGAAAGCACGGTGTAAAGGTCAGAAAGGATATTCATCTCTTATCGACCTCCTCTTCAAATTTATTCTGCATTGCCGTAATTGCAGCAGACTTGGATGCAGTTTTGGCGGGCTTCAAAAAAGGTTTTGCGGGCTGACCGTGTTTCCCGTATTCCAGAATGTTGGCAATCTTTGCGTTACTGTCACCATCAGAACGAGGGTCAACAAAGCCAATTTTGACGTTGTGGTTGCCGTCCTTGTCCAACTTTGCAGGAGACAGGCCGATGGAGCGTTCCAGTTCGCCAGTGGAGCGCGAGTCATATTTTGTACCTTGACCCACGACCCCGGAGAGGTTGCCCTTGACCCTTGCCAAGACCACCTCGCCACCTGCTTCCAGAACACTTTCGGCAACGGCATCAAATTCGCTGCCGAGGCGGGAGATCTTCTGTAAAAACTCCTCCGGCATTTTGATATCAACCTTTGCCAACGGTAGGCTCACTCCTTTTTGCCAGCACTTCAATGTACATCCCACGGCCTTTGACATCTTCGACGGAGACAATATCGTATCTGCTGCCATCGCACACAATGATGTGGTCGGTGGTGATCCCTACGCCGGGAATGACACGGAAACGGAAAAGGTCGGTAGCCTCGGAGAAAGCGGCGAGATTTGCCCACCGCTGACTGCCGTGGCGACCTTCTCGGTAAACACGGACAGACGCGAGAACCTCATCCACAGTAGTGGAGAAGCCCTCGCTGTCCTTGATCCGTTTTGTTGCAACAATATCGGCAAAGCCGTTCATTTTTCCGAAACTCATGGTCACACCTTCCAATCTCGGTCGAGCCGAAGCAGAAGGTTGACCGTGTTCCAGACCTGCTGACCCGCCTGCACATTGTCCCCAAAGAAACCACCGGTGCTGCCGTCCCTGGATTCATAGAAATGGGACGACAGCATAATGATTGCTTGCTCGGTAGTTGGAGGCATGGTTTCAAGCTGATAGGTGCCAGCCGGAATATGCTGATAGCTTTCCGCGTAGGAAACAGCGGCGGCGATGTAGCCCTTCAGCAATGCATCATCCGCCGCATGGTCGAGAATCAGATTCTGTTTTACTTTTTCAAGCAGAGCGTCCATCACCGCCACCTCCCATCACTTAAGTTGCGGACTTCATCTGAAGCACCTTCATGGCTTCAGACAGCACCAGCTTGGCATCCACACGCTTGGTAGCCAGGAAACCGATCTGACCGGTATCGGCATAACGCTCGTTGAGACGCTTGAAGGTCACACCCTGGCGGTCACCGATCCAGTAGAAGCTGAAATCACCGAAGAGGACAGGCTTGCTGCCAGCGGCGATTTCGGGCATAAAGGGAGAAGTGAACACAGGCTTGCCGAGCAGAGTCTCGTGGTCGCCCTCATGGAGCGCCTTCTGCCACAGGAACTGACCATCGGAGCCCTTCAGCTTACGGATGGCAGCCATAGTGGAGTCATTGAACACCCAGATGGCGTTCTCACGGTAAGGAGCCTCCAGGCTGTAGAACAGGGAGATGATTTCCTCCGCAGTGATAGCGGTAGCGGACGCAGCGGTCACGCCAATATCGGCACCGCCGTCATCAGCCAGGATGCCCAGGGGCTTGGACGCACCGTCACCGTTGAAGAAGGCATCCTCTTCCTTGTTGCCGATACGACGGGCAAACTCTGCGGAGAAGTAACCTTCCAGGTCAAAGGCGGCATCGTTCAGAAGTTCCTCGGAGACCTTGATGATGGTACCGACCTTGTGGGCGCCAATGGTCTGCTGACCGAAAGCATCATCACCTTCGGGGATAGCACCCTCTTCGTCAATCCAGGAAGCGGTGCCCTTGGTGGTGACCACGGGAATCTTGTGGCTGCCGGAATTGGTCTGGAACACATAAGCGTGTTCACGGACAATACGCTTCTTGCCCAGAGACTGCACCAGGGTCTTCTCGAACTCGTCGGGGACAAGATAACCGCCCTCGGAGTCAACACCGACCTTCAGAGAGTTGCGGACCTCGTAGGAAATGCCATCGCGGGTACGGGTGGCATTCCAGAAGGCCTCCTTGTACGCATCGGCAGCGATGCCGGTCTTGGTGTCCACCTTGGCAGTTGCGGGCTTGGTGGTGATGGGAGTGCTGGTAGGAGCATTCATTTCACGGTCGATGGCCTCCTGACGCTCCATACGGTCGATCTCGGCGCTGTAGTCCTTGACCTTCTGCTCCATCTGATTGTAGGTGGCGGCGTCCTCCGCAGAGAGCAGGCCGTCCTTGTCGCGCTTGGTAGCAACAAAAGCCTTTGCTGCCTCCCAAGCCTGGTTACGCTTTGCGCGCAGCTCGTTGATAGTCATAATAAATTACCTCCAGTTTTTGATAAGGTTGAGCCGCTCCATAAAGTCATCGGCTCTGTGTGTACGGGTGGGTTCGGTTGTCTTGGGCGCAATACGGCACTTGGCTGCCAACTTCTCCTTGAGAGAATTGACAACGGTTGCCTCGGAAAACAGCATGGATACGGAGGGTACGTCCATGTCCTCTGTATCACTGCCGCGCTTGAGGACGCCATCTGCAAAGCCAAGTTCTACGGCCTTGTTTGCGTCCATCCAGGTTTCTGCGTCCATGAGATGACTCAGCTTCGCGCGGGAAAGCCCGGTCTTAATCTCATAGGCGTTGATGATGGAATCCTTTACGCTTGCCAGCATTTCAATGGCTTTCTGCATTTCCGCAGTGTCACCGAAAGCAATGGTCATAGGGTTGTGAATCATCATCATGGACACGGGAGACATCAGCACGGTGGTACCGGCCATAGCAATGACCGATGCTGCGGAGGCGGCGATGCCGTCAATTTTCACGGTGACATTGCCGGGGTAATCCATCAGCATATTGTAGATTTGGGCTGCGGCCACGCAGTCACCGCCAGGGCTGTTGATCCAAACGGTAATATCACCGGAACCGGACATCAGTTCCTCTTTGAAAAGCTGCGGTGTGACATCATCGTCAAACCAACTTTCCTCTGCGATGGTGCCGTTCAGATGCAGCGTCCGCTGTGCCGGAGTCGTCTCCGTTTCCGCCTGGTTCTTCCAGTTCCAGAACTTCTTCATCGGGATTTTTCTCCTTTCCATCAGTAGTTGGGGTTATATTTGCAAAAGCCCCTGCGTTGGACAGCGGGAGCATATTGCCGTTGATGAGATACAGATCGCCGCCTTCCTCTGCGGGGATGCGATCCAGATTCTCCAATTCACGGATGTCATTTGCGGACATCCAGCCGTTCTGACGGGCGGTTGCGTAGCCGGTCATACGGGTGGCATAGTCGCCACGAAGCAGACCTTCCACATTGAATTTCACAAAATAGCTGACCTTCTCGTCCGCACTGAACAAAGCACGGAAGATGGACTGCTCCCAACGGATCAGCCAGGGGTCCAGGGTGTATTTCACGAACTCAAGGGACTGCTGCTCAATATTAGAAAAGCTCGACTTTTCCAGGTCACCCACCATGTGGGGCGGGACGCGGAAAATTCGAGCGATTTCATTGATTTGGAATTTGCGGGTTTCCAGGAACTGCGCTTGTTCTGGGGAAATGGAAATCGGTGTGTACTTCATTCCTTCTTCCAAAACTGCAACCTTGCCGGAATTGGAAGATCCACCGAACTGACTCTGCCATGCTTCACGAACACGACCAGGGTCCTTGATGGTGCCGGGATGCTCCAGAACACCGGAGGGCGCAGCGCCGTTTGCAAAGAACTTGGCTCCGAACTCCTCACAGGCCATAGCCATACCGATAGCATTCTTCGCCATAGCGATGGGGCTGTAGCCTACAAGACCATCAAAGCCGAGACCGGGAATGTGCAGGACATCCGAGGGGCTTAACGTGACTGTGGAGCCCTCCATTGTGGGTGCGTCATCCGAAGTGGTGATGTATCGGTAGTACAGTTTCCCCTTGGCATCTCTGTCCACGGTCATGCGGTTGGGCATCAGCGGGTAGAGGGCAACGACCTCACCCTTGCCGTTACGGATGACCTGGGCATATGCATTGCCCCAGAGGAGCAGATGGGTCATGAGGGTCTCTCGGAACACGAAAGAACTCATTTCAGGGTTCGGCTCATCATGGAGCAGACGGTACAGCGGATGGTCGATGGCTTTTTCTTTGCCACCGCTTTCGTTGTACTTGTAGACATGGAGCGGAAGACCCGCCACTGCCTCTGCCAGAATACGGACACAGGAGTAAACGGCAGTCATCTGCATGGCAGACCGTTCGGTCACATTTTTGCCGGAAGTCGAACCACCCATGAAAAAGGTGTATGAACTTCCTGCTGTTCTGTTTTCAGGCTTGTCTCTGGATTTGAATAAACCAGAAAAGATACCCATATCACGTCACTCCCTTCATATAAACAAAATGCCTCGGCTGTCATAGACCGAAGCACTGGTATCATTGCCACAGCGGATCGCACGGTCGAGAGCCATTATGGTGGCAACCGCACCGTCAATCTTCTCTGTGGATTTTTCTTTGTCCGGCTTGATGTTGCCAGCGGGGTCGGTGCGGATGAAGATGTTATCCATCATCCAGCGGAGAACGGGATGCCCACCATGGGCGACCTTCTCCTCAAGCACCAGTTTCATCAGTTCCTTTGTCGGTGGGGACATATCCTTAAAGCCCTGTCCGAAAGGAACCACCGTGAAGCCCATACCCTCAAGGTTCTGCACCATCTGCACAGCACCCCAACGGTCAAATGCGATTTCACGGATGTTATAGCGTTCACCCAGACGTTCGATGAATTTTTCGATGTAACCATAGTGAACGACATTGCCCTCGGTGGTCTGTAGGAAGCCCTGGCGTTCCCAAACATCGTATGGCACATGGTCTCGTCGCACACGCAGGTCAATGTTATCCTCTGGAATCCAGAAGTACGGCAGAATAATATATTTGTCATCCTCATCGGTGGGCGGGAAAACAAGCACCAACGCCGTGATATCCGTGGTGGAGGACAAGTCCAGGCCACCGTAGCAGACACGACCTTCCAAAGCATCTTCGTTGACTGCGAACTCGCATTTGTCCCACAGATGCATCGGCATCCAACGGACTGCCTGCTTGACCCACTGGTTCAAACGGAGCTGCCGGAATGCGTTCTCCTCACCAGGGTTCTGCTTTGCAGACTCGCAAGCATCTCGTACCTTATCGATGGCAACTGTGATGCCCAGTGACGGGTTTGCCTTTTTCCAGGTCTTGGGGTCTGTCCAGTCATCGGCATCATCCGCACCGTAGATAACAGGATAGAAAGTGTGATCGATTTTGCGACCCTCGATGATGTCCTTGGCTTTCTGGTGAATCTCGTAGCAGATGGACTTTGTGTCGTTGCCAGCCGTGGTAATCAAAAAATACAGCGGCTGCATACGAGCATCGCCTGAGCCCTTGGTCATAACATCAAACAGCTTTCGGTTCGGTTGGGTGTGCAATTCATCGAAAACAACCCCGTGGGTGTTGAAACCGTGCTTGTTGCCGACATCAGCGGAAAGCACCTGGTAGATACTGCCCGTTGGCTGATAAATGAGCCGTTTCTGGGAATCCAGTATCTTTACTCGTTTGGAGAGTGCGGGACACATACGCACCATGTCGGCAGCTACATTGAAAACGATGGATGCCTGCTGCCGGTCGGCTGCACAGCCGTAAACCTCGGCGCGTTCCTCACCGTCACCGCAGGTCAGCAGAAGAGCAACGGCGGCAGCCAGTTCGGACTTGCCCTGTTTCTTGGGAATTTCGATGTATGCGGTATTAAACTGGCGGTAGCCGTTGGGCTTCAGTGTGCCGAAAATGTCTCGGATGATCTGCTCCTGCCAGTCGATTAGTTCAAAAGGTTTTCTCGCCCAGGTGCCTTTGGTATGGCAGAGGGCTTCGATAAAGCTGACCGCATAGTCTGCGGATGCCTTATCGTAATAGCAGCCCTTGTCCATAAAGCGGGTGGGTTTGTACTTTTTCAGTTTTCTGATATGCGGTCACCTCCTCAAAAAGGGCTTAAAAAATAGCCGCCACCGTCATCGGTGCGACTCTCCATATACGAGGAACAGAGCCTCTCGGCTCCATCCCAGGGCTGTGATGTAGTTTTACTTCTTGGTGGGAATCGGGGGTTTGCCTGTGGTCAGCCATGCCAGCCAGCATTGTTCGCAGGTGACCAGGTCGCAAGCAACCGAGCCGCCTTCCTCAAAGGGCGGATGACCCTTGCTGATGATCTCTGCGATCTCTCCGGCTGTGGTGTCCAATGCCTTGATGATTTCCAGTCCAGTTTTTGCCATGATGTTTCCTCCTCCTAATTTACTTGATTTGCTCAAAGCACCATTTCAGTGCATGACCATTGTCTTTGAAGGTCTCCTTGGCTTCTGCCCAGGGAGCAAGGCGGCATTCAATGTCACCAAGTCCGGTTTCTTCCGGGGTCTCGATGAACTCGAAAACCATAGCGGTAAATCCGCCTCTCCAAGTAATGTCGGTAACGAAAACCTTGTCATCGTACTTAATGACCGCTCCGTAGGTGGCAGAAACTGCAAGCTGCAGATGTTCGATGGTGGTGAAGTCCATGTTCGTACCTCCTCAAGCCTTCTGCATCCGCAGGGCATCAATTTTTGCGAATTCACCGGTGCGAATGTCCGTGTAGGTGGCATTGACCTGGGTGGTGCCGACCATCTTGAATCCGACCTTCTCAAAGGCAACCAGGGTGCGGATCAAGCCAGAGAAGTTGCAGCTGATCGTGAACTCGGTGATGCCGTTGCTGTTGAGGGTCTCTGCGATGGCCTCGATGTCCTCGTCCCAAATGACCTCGTTGAAGTCGATGAGGTCATTCTCGCAGCGGCAGCTGTTGCGGTATGCCCAGAATGCCGTGGGGTTGATGCCCTCGGCGCGGATGTCCTTGACCTGGTTGGCAATGGCGTTCTCAAAAGCGGTGATTTTCTTCATGGTGATTTCCTCCGTTTGTTTTGTTGTGAGTGTATATTACCGTCACTTGCCCGATATATCCAGTCAATTCGGAGATATAAACTACACAATCATTTGGCGAGAAAAGTGTGTATATTACACCTTTTTACACGCTGCCAACATAAGTTGAACACCAAGCCGAAATCCAGTTTTGAAGCTATCAAATTGGAGTAGGGATTCCAGATCGGAACGGTCTGAAATGTACTGGTCAAGGATTGCCTGGGTTTCCTTATCCAACCGCTCCTCAAGAGTATTACTCAACTGACCGAGCCTCTGATTCAAACGGCGGAACTCTTCCATGTTCTCTGGGCGGTTTTCCCAGGGCGCGATTTTACCGAAGAACAGGTCGTTCAGAATATCATAGGGCATCCTCGTCACCGACCTTCCTGCAAACATCCTCGCCGTAGACCACGTTCAAACCGCTGCCGTTGTCCCAACGAACCATGATGCTGCCGATAGCATCCACGCCGATCACCGTTCCCTTCGTGCCGATGGGCGGTGCTTGGGGGTCATCCATCTGCACCAATTCCACTCGTGTTCCCTTGGGGAAACGCTCATGGAGGGCTTGCAGCGCCTCTTTGGAAATCATTCGCATACTTCCACCTCCTTCGGCTGACCGCTTCTGAAGGCAGAACTGCCCGTCAGGTTACGGAGCAGAATCTTTCGGGCAACTTTGTATTCGTTGCCGATGAAGCCCAACCTCAGGAGGAAACAACGGAATGCGTATTTTTCGTTGTCCGTTTCCTTTTCTTTGGCGGTGACCCTTTTCTGATTGCGGGCCATTTCACACAGCTTTTCAATGAACTGCCCGTAGGTGTTCAGTTCGTCCGGTGTATAGCCAACCGGAAACCAAGGGAAGCTGACCTTATATTCGGTCACTTCAATGGGTAGGTCATCTACGCCAAGGGCTTTCTTGATGAGTCTGCCTTTGGCGGCAATGATTGCCTTGAGGTTTTCCAGGTTGCTGTCGGTGAGGATGCTGCGAGGCATAGAGATGCAGACTCCTGTGATTTCCTCGGCTTCGGTCTGCTCATCAGTGGCATCGTCCTCGATGCAGTCGGCAAGAGGATCTTCAGCCTGGAAGCCTTTCTCCCGAAGGAATCGGATGAGGGCTGCGGCGGTGCTGTTGTCCTCGATGGTGACCTTGCCATCCACACTGATGGTGTAGCCACCAACCTGGTAGGCAAAGCCGGGAGCGCCGAGGTACTTGGCCTTTTCACCGGTGTGCTGGGCAATGGCTGCGACCAGCTGCTTGCGGTCGGAACCGCTAACGTTGTAGTTGATAATCATGTTTGTGACCTCCTTTGGTTTTGGTAGTCACATATTACCGTCAGTGTGCAGATATAGCCAGTTATATCTGCACACTGCTGCGTAGATTATGTGCGCGAATTTTCGACCTCATTTTGTGTACACCAGACAATGCCGGAAAGCACGAAAACCACGCACGGCAGAGCCACTCCGTTGCCCCACATTTTATACTCTGCTGCATCCGAATGCGGGGCACGCAGCCACTTGGCAATCTGCTTCAGAGATTTGGGCTTTGAAGAACTGCCCACGATCCTGCGGTGGGTTTCAAAGACATCGTACCAATAACGGAGGTCATCCGTGGTCGGTTCGATGCCCAGGTCGGCACACCACCAGTCAGGGAAACCCTGTAGTCTGGCGCACTCGGTGGGAGTCAGCCTGCGGACGGTGTACCCGCTCTGAATAGCACCGGGGCCTTTGGCAACGAGAGTAGGCTGAAGTTCCTCCTCAAAGGTGGGAGCGAACTTGGCGTTTTTACCCTGGTTGAATGTATCCCTGCCGATGCCGTAGCAAACGGTGGTAGGGTCTTTATAGTCACGGGCGAGAACCGTAGGAGCCATGTTCTCGGAAACCTGGGCAAAGCTGCCTGTGGTCATAGAATAAACAGCGTGGCGGTCGACCGTGTTAAGGGTATACATCACGTCGGATTCCTTATAGCCATCCCCCTGGTGAGAGGGGCGCGTTCCGTTGCCCTCGATTACAATCGTTCCGCCTTGGTTACAGGTGGGATTGCCGCCATTGGCATCCAGGGTTCGTGAAGTGTCAGCATGGTAGAATCCAACATGAGGATTTGCGGATTTCATGCCGTTGCTGTCCTTGGAAGAGATACCGAAAGCCTGCAGGACGCAGTTGAAGTGGTTCTTGTCAGGCATCCGCTGATTGCCTCCGGCATTGTGTGCCGTGAGAGTGGGCGCAGTCTGCTGACCGTCCCAATTGCAGGAGGGTTGTTCACCACTGACCACGAAAGGCTGATTGTTGCCGCCCATGCCGTAAGTGGCAGATACCGTAGGAGCGGTATCCACGGGACCGGTGTAGCGGGTGTCCTGGCTGTGGTTTTCATATACGGTGGCGGGAACGACACCGGCTCGGAGCGTAGGAGAAGTTTCTTCCTCATAGCCGATGCTACGGCTCCTGGCAGAATGCTCGGTACAGAATCCGGCCGCATCCATCACCACGGGAGGATGATGTGCCTCGGCTCGGAGTGTTGCGGTGACCTCATCGGTGACATCCATACGGTTGCCACCCTGGTCGTTGAGAACGATACCGTTTCTGCCGGTACTCATTCCGCAATTCACTCCCAGGGTCGAAGAGACATCTCCTGTCAGTTCTCCGTTGTAGCCATCGAAGCCTGTTGCTCCAGTGCGATCCGCAGCACTTCCGGCAGTTCTTTGCCACGTGCTGAAGCTCTCCGCAGAATACCCAGACAGGCCTTCGGACTTAAAAAGTATGTCGAAGGCACGCCCACCTGCAAAATCTGCGACAAGGTAGATGCGTTTTCTTCGTTGGGGAACTCCCCAGAATTGAGCGTCAAGAACTCTGTAAGCAA